ACAAGAACATCAACATGTATGCCGGCGAAAGTATTAACATCAAGAGCAAAACAGTTAAAATCAACAGCGATAAAGACTTAGATGTTGCTGCAACTGGACAATTAAATCTTTATGGCAAGGCCGGCGCCGGCTTATCAAGCGAAGGGTCTTTAGGACTGAAAAGTGAAGGTGGCGGCTGGGATGGTGGCGGCTCCTTGAACTTTAAAGGTGGTACTATCGATCTCAACGGCGGAAGCGGCCCAGGAAAGGTATCTAAGCCTACACTTATTGATGATTTAGAATTACCTGATACTATATTTCAGGATCAAGTAGGATGGAAAGTAGAAGAAGGAAAATTAACCACAATCGTAACCAGAGCACCTACTCACGAACCATATCCGTATCATAACCGTGGAGTCGAAGCAAGAGTTTCACTTGACGAAGGCGGCAGCACTGTAGCCACGACCGCATCAGCAACACCTACCACTGCTGCATCAGTGGAACCGCCGTCTACTTCCACAACTGCAGTAGCAAAACTAGCAACCGAACCAGTTACTGTTCCGGTTAATCCTGCTCAGGTCTTAAAAGAAACTCCTGCTGTATCTGGGATTGGGAATTTGTCAACTAAAGAAGTTACTGGGCTGATGAGCAGCGCAGCAGCCAGTGTGGGTCAAAGTTTTAATACATTCAGTGTGGATAAAGGTATTGGAAAATTTGGGCTAGCACCCATACAATTGGAACAACTGGGATTCCTTAAACCTGGTACAGTATCCAAGTATCTTGGCAATGCCAACAGTCTTAATGCAGTTTTGACTAGCCCTGCAGTATGGACCGGTAAGAGCAACGTTACAAATATCAACGGTATTCTTGACAATGTTAACTTACAAGGACTCATACAACAGGATCTCATGAGACAAGGATATGTTCAATTGCAAAAAACTGGAGTACTCAAAGGACTTGAGCCAGTAAACACTGTAGCACCGTTGATTCAGTCGACGGTAAAATTTGGTCCTGGGGCAGTAACTCAGTGGGTCGGTGGTCAAGCCAATCAACAGATTGTAAATCAAATAAATGCACTGTCAAAAAATGCTCAACAGGCTATTAGTGTGGTTACTACCAAGTTAGGACTAGGCAATTTTGGTGGAATTATTGCTGCCATTACAGGTGTTACACAAACTGTCAGCAGAAACGTAGTGAACTCTGCGGTGGTTAATGTTATTGATAATCCTAAGGTTCCTGCTCCGGAGTTTACACCCAAGGATAGAACCACAGTAATTGATATACGTGCCGAACAGCAGGACGCAAGAGTTGCTGCGTATTTACAAGCTCGCAAAGAAGGCAAGTCAGAGGCAGAAGCACAAAATATATCAGCTGCTGTTGGCAACAATGTAGGTGCTGCTGCACTGAGTAGAGTAACAATATAACAAGGTTAAATATAGCATGGCTACTTTCATTGGATTCAACACAATAAATCAAAATAAAAAATTCACTCTAGTGGATTTTGAATTAGTCAAACGAGATTTTCTTAACGCACTAAACATCAGACAAGGAGAAATGCCGGGATTGCCTGGGTACGGAACTACTCTCTGGAGCTTTATTTTTGAAAATCAGAGTCCAGAAATGGAAACTGCTCTTTTAAACGAAATTCAACGGGTAGCCACACAAGATCCCAGATTATATGTAGCCAATGCCGAGGTTTATCCCCAAGACAACGGTCTACGCATAGAAATGACAATTCAAGTTGTGCCCAGCACTGAAGCACAGCGTCTTTCGTTATTTTTAGACCCTGAAACTCAAAGCGCCAACTTCATCTAAAAGTACCATGATATTTCTGTCGATAAATACAAGAACAGCGAGACATTATGGCCAAGACTACGAGACAAACAGCAATATTCGGAGTAGAAGACTGGAAGCGTCTATATCAGACCTATAGAGAGGCTGATTTCCAAAGTTACGACTTTGAAACCTTACGCAAGAGTTTTGTTGATTATCTACGTCTTTACTATCCAGAAACTTTTAACGACTACATCGAAAGTTCTGAATTTATTGCTCTTCTGGATGTTATGGCATTTATGGGCCAGGCCTTGGCCTTCCGTAATGATCTTAATGCACGTGAAAACTTCCTAGATACCGCAGAACGCCGAGACAGTGTTGTGCGCTTAGCCAACTTGGTGAGTTATACTCCCAAACGCAATCAAGCAGCGCAAGGATTTCTTAAAGTTTTTTCAGTAACAACAACCGAAGATATCACTGACTTTAACGGTATTAACTTGTCCAATGTCACGGTCAACTGGAATGATCCCACTAATCCCAACTGGCTCGAGCAATTTACTTACATTGTCAATGCAGCCATGGTCGACAGTCAAAAATTTGGTCGTCCTGGTAACAGTCAAGACATTTTAGGAGTAAGAACCGAAGAATATGCTTTAAATTTGGTACCAGGATTCCTGCCTATTGTGGGATATAACAGCATTGTTGATGGAGTCAGCATGCCTTTTGAAGCGGTCAGTAGCACCAGTCAGGGTCGTGATTATGTCTACGAACCGGCACCGCGCCCTAGTGGAATTTTTAATGTACTGTACCGCAATGATCAGTTGGGTTTCGGCAGCGACAACACTGGCTATTTCTTTTTATTCAAGCAAGGTATCTTGCAAAACCAGGACTTTAACTTAGCAGAAGCTATTCCAAATCGTACTGTCAACATCAATATTGAAGGTGTTAACAACGAAGATTACTGGCTTTACAAATTAGACAATGTAGGCTCGATTGAAAGCGAATGGCTGTATCGTGAAAGCATCTATGCTGCTGCAGTTGAACAGCTATCGCCAGAGCAGAGAAAAATTTATTCAATTACTAGCCGAGCCAACGATCAAATCACATTGACATTTGGCGACGGCGTATTTGCCGAAGTACCGGTGGGAATATTTCGAAGTTATGTTCGAGCTTCTAACGGATTACAGTATATTATCAATCCTGAAGAAATGCAGAGTATTTTGATTCCAATCAGTTACATTAGTCGTGTGGGTCGATTAGAAACTATTACTTTTAACTGCGGTATTACTAACCCTGTCAGTAATGCACAGCCTCGCGAAACAATTGAAGAAATCAAGCAACGTGCGCCTGCTCGTTACTACACACAAAATAGAATGGTCAACGGCGAAGATTACAATAATTTTCCGTTCACTCAATACAACAACATTATTAAAAGCAAAGCAGTGGCTCGCAGTGCCACAGGAACTAGTAGATACATTGATCTCAATGACGTTACTGGCAAGTATTCTTCCACTAACATTTTTAGCAGTGACGGCGTTTTATACAGAGAAAATCTCTTGCCTAGTTTTGAATTTGACTGGGTAAATCGCAATGACATTGTTGACGTCATTACTAATTCTATTGAGCCGTTGTTGAGCAGCCGCAGTATGTTGCAGTTCTATTATGCCAATTTTAACCGTCCAAGTCTGCAGATTTTAAATTTGGCATGGCAGCAGAGTACAACACTGGTCAACGAGACCACTGGATATTTTTATAATACTCTCAATCAAGCTCCGCAGCCCATTGGCGTCTATGCCAGCAACAATGCCAAGTACATCGAGCGAGGTGCATTAATTAAATTTGTTCCGCCAGCTGGTTACTTTTTTGACGCCAACAATCGTTTGGTGGCCGGGATTCCTGTCAGAGCCGACGAAAGACTAGAACTTTGGGCAACAGTTTCGGCAGTGGTTTTAGATGGAACTAATTTGGGTGTCGGCAATCTCGATAACGGCACCGGCCCTGTAGTGCTTAATACTTTTGTCCCCACTGGAGCCCTTGCATTGCAAGTGATACCTAAGTTTGTAGATGATTTGCCATCTACACTTGAACAAAGTATGTTACAGCAGGTTGAATTGTTTAGAGATTTCGGCCTAGGGTACGACAACAACGACAGCACGTGGTATATCATAACCAGCACTAATCTTGCCAACGATGCACCGTTTAGTCTAGCAAATGCACAAAACACTCAGGGTATTAATCTTGACGCTTCCTGGTTGATACAATTTGTCACAGACGGAGAAAGTTATACTGTGGTTTCTCGGGGTCTTGATTATATTTTTGCCAGCGTTATTGAAACTAGATTTTTCTTTGACGGGAGTGAAAAAGTTTATGACAGTCGTACTGGTAAAGTAATCAGCGACTTTGTGAGAGTATTAAAGACGAATGCTCGTCCTGACAGCAACGAACCGTTGCCGGGTGACATAACTATGGAAATTATTGCACAGCCTGTACAAAGCGACGGTTATGTTGACGATTATCAAGTGGTGGTTAGTTACAGAGATTCTGACAGTGACGGAGTTGCTGATAATCCAGATTTCTTTGACGAAATAGTTGCGCCCACAGTTAATCCTACAACAAAATATGTGTTCTTGCAATTGACAACAGATTTTGATGACACTGAAACTTATCTTCCTGTAGCAGCTGGGATAATAAATGCTTCATATCCA